CCGTTTAATTTTTTCGGTATTCTGTTCAATGCTTATTTTATTATTGGAAGATTGTAATACCCCTATTCCTACGACACTAAAAAGTAAAATCAAAATTCCTATAATAGTTCGATTTAACCATCTAAAGGTAACGGCATCTACTTTGGTATTAATCTTATCAAAAGTATCACTTTGAATTTTTTCTACTTTATCATGCCTCTGAATACATTGCTCATCCATTTTGTTAATATAAGTATCTAATTTTTTTCCATGGGAAGTCATTAACTTGCAAAGGAATTCAATATTAACAGAATGATTTATTAATAATCCTCTATCAGATTGGTCTTCTAATTTATCAATTTTTCTTCTGTTGTATTTTTTATCAGTAACAGATTTAATCGATTCAATTTGAACATCATCATTTTCCATACCCACCTTCCCTATTATTAAGTTGTTGTAGCTGTGCTGGAGCTACTAGATGTTGTGGAACTACTGGAACTGGTCGTGGTGGTAGTCGTGGTCGTGGTTGTTGTAGTAGTAGAGGCCAAAGCTTCAAAATCAATAGTCCCATTTAAAATAATAGTATCAGTGGCAGAAGCAATTCCCATAAATTGACGACCTGTTGCTGGCATAACTTGAGTCAATTCCCCCGGGGTATCAGGAGAAAGATAAACAGGTCTTCCAATCACCCAAGACCATCCGGCATTTGTAATTGGACCGATCCTTTGAACTCTAACCTCATCATCCAAAATCCCACTTTCAAGAGTAAGTCCTAAAGCTGGTTGCTTTGATCGATTAGAAAGTGCTTTTTTATATTTAGTCTCTCCTCTAAATATCCCGACAGCACTATACTGAGCAATAGTTTCCCCTAAAGTCGCCAATAAATTACTATGTACAACAGCATCTAATCGTTCCATATCAGTGGTCATAATAGTATCCCAACCTTGTACGGAATAATCTATAGTATGTAGATCATATTTATCTGTAGTCATTTTATTCTCCTTTTAACTTTTCTTGCAAGTAACTTGAACTGCATCTGATTCATAAGTAACCCCAGAATCAACTATAAAATTATATAACTTAAAAACAACTTCTGTTGCTAAAGAACCATTATCTGAAATATTCATAGCTTCTGTATAGGTCCAAGTGATAGCATCAATATCAGTAATATCTCTAACATTAACATCACTTACAAAAACCTCAATTCTAAAAAACCCTTCTCTATCAGTATTTGGTAAAATTTCCCCAGGCGCCCCAATTCCGGCACCTCTTCCCCTATAACGGGCATTCCATGTTAAAACTACATCATCTTCGTATCTTGCCGCAAAATTACTATCATTTGCATTAAAATTAACTGGAATATAAGGAGTTTTTGCTAAACCAGTAATACTTAAATCAATTTCAATAGCATCGGCAATATCCCCACTTTTTCTTATATTATAAGGGACTAATTTAAACTTCCTATCCACCCCCGGCATAATCTCAGAATTACCAATTATTTGAACTGTTTTTTGAACAAACCAGAAATCTTCATCGGCGGCATGGGTTACTTTTTGAGTTCCAAATCTCCCACGGATAATATTCTCTAATTTATACTGAATGCCCGATACTGGGATGATTGTTTTAAAAGAAATAATCTCAGAACCTAACAATGCCATATTTTTAGACCCACTAAGAATATCAGACCAAGTAACAGTTTCAATCAAATCGGCATCATTAGTAAAATCAATAATAAACCCCTCATTATCATCAATAGTACAAGTTAACCCATATTTATCCACAAGAGTACCATGAGGCTGAATATTAGTAACAGTCCCTATTTGAGTATAAGAAGACCCATCAATACTCATATGAATTCCAAAACCAATATCTAAATCATTAGTTCTACAAGCTATTGGAATTACATTAACTTTTTCCGATATCACAAATGGGGTTTCTATTACAGTTTGTTCTATAAAAGGATCTAATTCATAATCATAAGGAGACAATCTATTATCTACCGGATCAGAATATTCAGTTACCACATTCGTGGCGCTAAAAATATCTTCCATAGCGTGAATTGTGATATTCTCTGATTTTAGACTATCTTCTTCAATTTGTAATATTCTACAAATCATATCTGATATGTTGTATTTTGAATACGAAAACTTAAAGCAATCACCCACCTGGAGCCGGAACATATCTCGATTAACCGGGATTGAAATAACAGCAAAAGGAAATGATTGTTTTTGGAGTTGAGTTTTTCCAGCCCAGACCGCATTTTCATTTGTGGTGAATAATCCAAATTGTACTGTTTTGGATACAGTCATGCCCTGGGTTGTTTTGTTGCCAATATCAACCGCAATTGGGGTGGCCATTGAATTTTTAAAGTTTATTGTCATTTATAAAGTAACCTCAAGCCCTGATTCAAGAGCATTCACACCGGATTCTATCCATGTTGTTGCCGTGTCAGGATCTTGCTCAATTATCCTTTGATACCCTGTAAAAGTATCATTTAAAGTTAATTCAGAGCTTTCTGATTCTGTTACATTGCTTAATATTAATTGTTTTGCTTTTTTTGATGAAGCATCTGTTTTTCTAATTACTGAACATTGCTGAATACCATAAATTTCTTGTCCAGTTATTGATAAGGCACTTAAATTATAGGTGTCCTTGTCTCCAATTTCTTTGGATTCATTATATGTAGCGTCTTCGTCACAATCTTCTTCGTCAACATTCTCATAGTTTGTATCTACATTTGGCGTAAAATCAGTATATGTTCCTGCTGAATCAGGCCGCATTATATCAACCTTAACATCGCCAAGGAAATCATTATTTGTTGCTCCGAGACCATCGCAAATATATAAATCTTGAAAATAGAAAATTGATGATCCTCCACCAGCACCGGCAGTCCAACTAATTTTTGTAGTGTCTGTTGTAATTGTTAAACCGGAAGCTGTAGCAGAGCCAGCACCACCCCCTGTAGTAGGAATGTTCTCGTTTATTTTTAAGGTAACGGTAGCAGTACCAGTGCCTTTCGTATATTGCAATTCAAGATAAAACCACGTATTTAGATCAAATACTGCTGGATCAGTTGTAAATGATCCTCCAGGATAGGTAACAGTAATTGAATAATTACTGGCAAAGTACAAAGCTATACCAGAACCACTCAAAGTAATTCTATTTTCACTCCCTAAAGTAGCTCCATTTTTAAAGCGCATCCCAATAGTTGTTCCAGCTAAATTATGCGGTGGAGAATAATCAATTGTGGGAGTTGAAATAACACCATTATCTACAGCAATTGATCCTGGGCCGACTCTTGATGTTTCTGTACTTATACCGTCAATATTTTGTACAGTGGAATACTTTAATAATAAATCATTTGTCGGATAATACATCCCATCCATAAAAATCAAACTCATTTTAATTCTCCCTTAATACTTCCATATATTCATTTGTAATTCGGGCATACGGATTTCCTTCTCTCAAAACTTCAACATATTCATCTGTAATTCTGGCATATGGATTTCCTTTCCTTAAAATTTCAATATATTCTTGAGTAATTCTGTTTTCACTTTTGGCGCAAAGTACATAATCTGTCGGCCTGTCTATGATTTCACTATATTGAACCTTCACCTCATTGATCGTATCAATCCATGATTTCCTATTAAAACTCGGTTCCCCAAGCATCACCGTTTCATCAATTGTTTGCAAATCACCAACCGTATAATCATCCCGAATCAACTTAGGATGAAATTGGGAATCATTCCCATACCTGATTATATTATCAATATGAGAATTGATGCTCTCAATATAGCTCAAAACTGATTGCTGCCGGTCAAATAGAACTGATATGCCTCTTTTTTCAAAACATAGAATATCTGATATGTATGAAAAATCACTTTCATTAAGCCAGGTTGTCGGAAGTCCAGCCAGATTATTAAAAATATAATATAAAGCATGAGCTGGATTGCAATCATTTCCCTGTATTTGTCTTCTTTCTAATCCGGATGCCCATGCATATTGTGGTATTTTCTTGATTATAAATTTAAAAGTAGGCGTCCGGTTGTATTCCCCAATATAGCAGTCATCAAAAAATGCCCAGCACATATTTCTCAGTGGGCTGTTTAATGTAGATGAACCACCATGTTCAACGATAATTTCGCCTACTTTTGTATTGGCAACTTGGTCATCTGTGCCAAAATAAAAAGTCAAAGAACCCACCCCATCAAGTATGATTGTTTCCTCTCCGCCTGACACAGGACAATCAAGCTCGCCTTCCCATACAACATCATCATTTTTATAAACAGCATATAATGTATCAATTTCACCGGCACATACCCCAACAGCCCATGACATATAATATTTATAGCCTCTTATCTGTGGTGGGGGGGAACCACCGCCTCCTTTACCGCCACCAGTACTTTCTGAATATACAGGTTCGTTTCTTTCCTTTCCAAACAATAATAAATGACCTGTAATTTTAGCAGTTCCGGCAAGGTCGGGAATTGGATTTCCAATGGTACTTTTCATTACATTATCAGCAGGATTAGGTATTCCGGGTGCTAGTATGTCAGCGGTCATAGCATCTATAGCAGACCCAACCCCAAACCCAAAGAATGCCACGGGAATTGCCCCAAATCCAAAAGGAGCAAATAAACCACCAACAAAAAAACCAATAATCCCCAGAGCTATACCTGTTCTGCCACCAACACTCATTTTAATATCCTATATACAAATTTCATTTGCTTTCTATATTTCTGGTCTTTAAAATTAATCTTTTTAACTCCTATATCAGTTAATGCTTGATAAACAAATCCATCAAAATAAACCCCTGCGTGACTTGAAGCTTTCCCATAATGACTTAAAATTATATCACCATTCACTAAATTATT